AAATCAAACACACTCATCAAAAACTTCATTATCCATCTCTTCCCACGTTTTAAGATGCACAAATGCATCTTGCTCCCGGAGTACGCCGGATCGAGCTTTGGCTATAAACCAATCACGTATCTTCGAACGCCACTCAGCATACACTTTGGGACCATGTCCGTATACGTTATTCAATGCCGCACGAACATTCTCAAAGAGTATTTTATAAGGATCTACCTTATTATACTGCCAATTTATCGTATCCAAACAAGACTCTAACGGCAACTGTGCCAAAAATTGCGTCCTACGAGTAGGATGCGGAACAAACTTGGCTTTCAGAAATGTAACCTGTGATAAATCAAGGGTTGTATAAATAGACCCATCTTTGGCTGCAGGTTGGAACGAAATATTATATTGTCCCAAACATTCTTGAATATTAAAGAAATTAAATGATTCTTTATAACGATCAGAAACACTTATAATAATATCATCCCCATATGTAACAACTCTACAAAAATGATGGTAATCAGCAAAACTAGCTTTGGTTATCTTCTTCCAGCAATAACGCATATACAGCTGATTAACCAAATCATTAATCTCTACTGTTAATGCAAATCCTGATGGTATACCGCACATCATTTGATACACAACATTCGAGACCAAATGATAAGCATTAAACAACTCCTCAATTAAAATCTCTCGATATGAAGCGACATCTTTCGGTGTATCAAAATAATATTTATACCACCGGATAATCGCTTGAAATGCCCCCATCATTACTTGTCTCTCAAGTGTATCACCAAAGGCCTTATAATCTCCAACAATAAAATTATTACCTTTCTCTAACAACATGCGAGCCAAACGAGTCCACTCTACACCTCGAACGTTAATACCAATAGCTGTACCGTTAATTAAACGACATTGCTGATAAGAGGCCTGGAACACGCCGAAGTAACGCTTTATTACCCAGGTATACTCCACAGGGGAGATACTAAACATACGAGTTTTACCCTCTTTAACCTTCTGAGGAGACACTCGACAGTCCTTAAGAGTATCAACAAAAATAGTTGCAGGAACAATACCCTGACGGCGTAACGCATCATTATGATGCATAAGTTCAATCAATTCAGGGTGAATCTCCTTCAAGATAAGACCATCACCATCAATCTCATAATCAAATAACCAATTCTTTCCTTTCATAGGAAGCCCCTTCTGTAATTTACTCTTACGGTACAAATGAGTTACCGGATCGTTATATTGACGCAACAAACTCAAGGGGTATCCTTCTGACGAGGACAAATTAAGCTTATTAAAAGCACCCCCCGGCAAACCCCCAAAAATAACAGCATCGGGCAATAACTCTTCAACGAACATAAATTTAGGAGATGTAGTTGAAATCAAAAAATCTGATAAATCATCGATACATTCACTCAAAATCTGATTATCAAAGGCTAACGGAACATTACCATGAGTTTGAATAGCTTTAACAAAAGGATCAATGTCCCGATTAATCTGAACACGATTGTCATACTTAGATAATACGGATGGCTCAGTCTGATGCTTATAAATCTGATCAAAAGCCATAGATGGAACTATTTCAGATTTACGAGGATAACTAGGACACTGCTCAGGTGTAAACAAACCAACCGGTATAACTCCATACGGCAACTCAATATTTGGCTGCAAGTCCTCACCCTGAGGTTGAACAACAGGTTGAGTAACTACTACTGCATTTATACTCTCAAACATCTCTCTAAAAATTGCCTGAGCATAACCAAAGTTTTGACCTGCTATTCCCGCGACATGAATTCCAACTATACGAGGTATTGGAGTCGTTGCTATAACTACAGACCCACACTTCCCCTTACCACCATAATCATAACTATAGCACATAGGGAGAGTTTGTCCAGATATGTGGCCCTCACCTGATATAAATATCTCCTCGAGAGGCGTCATCTTAATAGGAACAATATTATGGTCTCCATTACATAGCTCATAAAAACGACCATCTATGCCAATATACTCGACATCATCAGATGTAACTATATGATGCCTTATTTCTCGAAAACAACACATCGACGTAGGAAACTCAATCAGAGCCAGGGAAGAATCTTCAACCTTAGTAAATTTACACTGCTCTAACTTAAAATCATGAGAATAATTTCCAGCCTTCACTGTTAGAGCAACAACAGAACCATTAGCACGAGCTTCAGCTACACGATACTCAAATTCCTCAAGGAAGTGCTTGGTCGTAAGCGCTATCCGTCCGCATAAACCCAAACCCTTCATTCCATACTTACAGACCCCGTCAATCTTCACAAAACTCTCAAAAGCATTACGCTTTATAACATTAAGTAAAGACGACACTGGATCCGCATCACCATATTGAGGCTGAGCAAACTTAGACTTAAGCGCATGTGATCTTACTCGGGCCTGCTTAGCCCAGTTTTTTGTAATAGCCTTACGACCCGTCCGAACATCTCCCGAAGGAGCATACTCATGCCAAAGAGTATCGTCGGTAGGCTTAACTGATTCTGTTTTACAACCTGTCAGCATCTTATAGCCTCCAAAAACAGCAAACACTCCCATGCTAATAATGCCAAACCATTTTACGATTTGGCCAATAACAGATAATACCTTATAAAATTTACTTTCCTTAAGACGCTCTAAGAATGATTTCTTACGAGCCTCTGCAGCTGCCTCAAAATCAGGCACCTGAGAAAGATTAGGAAACAACCACCGAGCAAACGGTGCAACATCCCGCGAATCAGGTTCAACCTTATACTCCAAAAAATGCTTATAATTTATCATACTATAACGCATACGGAACTCAGCACTAAGAGCTGACAAAAGCCAGCAATTAGTGCCAAATGAACACTCAACCTGAAGCTCGCGTGGCATATCCTGTGGTTCGACCTCTATAGAGGCCAAATGATAAATAGGCGGTTGCCCATCTGAAAACTCCATATAAGAGTGCCTAAACGTCAAATGATGCCAATGCTCACACTGTAACCGAGGTGGAGTCTTAATCTTATCTTCTTTAATATAATAATATACAGACCAATTGGGCAATATGCTAGCGTTTCGCTCGACATCAACCTCCTCCTCATCAGCACACGACTTATAAGTATCATCAGTAATCATAAGTTCATTATCCGCCTCATGTTGCGGAGTGCCACGAGCAGCGAGTACTGTAGTAGGAACTGTTAACCCCGTCACAGTTCGATGACATGGATCACAATTTTCTCTCACTCGATTCTGCCAACGCTGTAAATCACCATCAGTAGACAAACTCTTCCGCTGCAAGTAATCAAGAACCTCTTGCTCAAGAGATTCATCATACTCAAAGCCGAGAGTTGGTGGTTGCAATCGCCCTAGGTCTCGAAGTCGTTGTTGATACAAAATCAACTGATTCTCATGATATGACTTATATTCCGTCAACAGGAGTCTCTGAAAATCTTCGAAACAATAAAAGCGAGTAGGCTGACGACTCTCATCCTTAGGATCTGGATAACGACCAAATTCCAAATGATCGTAAGTCTTAACTCCAGTTAGGGCAAACTGGGCTTTAACCTCGGCCATTGTTACCCCAGCCTTAAGCTGAGCCTTCCATAAAGAATCCCGTCTACGATGTAAAGCGTCCATATCACTCACCATAGTTAACTCTCTCCAGAATGCTTGATTCGAAGAGAGATACACTATCAATGGGTTATATCGGACCTTCTTATTCTCCAATTCAGCAATAGGAGGATTAAAGGTAGCACAGGACTTAAGCTGCATCAACTCGCTTATATGCGATTCCGCAAGCTCACCTGACCGAGCAAACGCGAAATCATCATAATACACTATCGGCTGAGTTCGAACTCCATTCCAATATTGAGTGCCAGCTGTACGAGTAAACATCGGCTCAGAGTACGAACGATAATTTATAGCCTCAAGTAATTGAACGCCAAGATCCTGGGCCAACTCACTTTTACCTATTCCGGCAGCTCCAGCAATATGCAAAACAAATGGTTCATAACGAACCATTGGACATAAACAATCGGCAACCAGAGACTCCTGAAGAGAATTCAACTTAGTACATATATCTCGCACGTACAGGGAAATTTTATCCCGAGCACAATTACGAGATTCAAGAAACAGAATTCTCTGACCAATACTAGCAAGCCGAAACACACTACGTTGAAGATAAGGCTCGGCATAAACTCTCTCTCTATTCAAGGGAGAGAGCAAAGCCTGAGCATTCTGGCAGAACTTTTGAAGTTCCGTCGGATAGCTACAAATAAAATAATCTATACCCGAACCAGTAGTTTGAATTGAAAGCCAATCTATACATGAATAAAGAGCTCGAATATTAGTTTTAATAAACTCAACCAAGCCCGTAACACCAGACGAATATTTACCGTAATTTAAAAAAGCATACGACAAAAAATTCGGTACACTACGATGCTTAGTTACCTCTTTATAGCCAAAAAAAGACGCTATTAGAGTGACATAATTGATGGTTAAAGGTTCTATAGTAGACAAAACCTCCACACCAGCTTGATGCTGAATAGGCACCGCGTCTCGCTTACAATTAACATGATTACGCTCAACAACCCCACAATGAGCGCAACCTATTCCCATACATCCAAAACATTTACGGGAAAAATCACGAACAGCAGAATAAGACATTTGAACAAACTCCATAAAACGAGTATAAAAAGAAACTAATGAGCCCAAACACCAATTCGCACCATCAATACAAAGCCCTATGATACAACATAGAGCCACTATTACACTCTTCAAACACGGATTAAGCAACACATGAACAATATTAGAAATAACATTCATAAGCAAATTTTTTGCTGAATTAGCCAAATCTCCTACATAATCCTTTAATTGATTCATGATTTGCTGAGCTTGCTCCCAAACATCACTAACACTATCATTGACAACTTGCCTAACATCAGCTCGAATAGTCTCACGAATAGTAGGATACTGCTCGGCTAAGGCTTCCTCTACCTCTGCTTTTGCCATTCTAACACCTCGAACTATTTCCTGGTCAACACCCAATAAACCCTGATGCTCGATCACTATATTCTGCGAAAGTTCTGTCGAACATAGCTCTGGCCTAGGTTTATGATTAGGAATCTGCAGGGTAGATCCTACAGCGCTGAATCCCTGAAAAGAGGAAAACCGCATATCATCGGCAAATGCCAAAAACACTTGAATAGCCAATTTAGTATCCACCTCGACTCTACTTAATAAAGTAAAAGCCAAAGACCCTAAACTACAATGCTGCTTGTTGATTGTGGGCATACTTGCGGGATCCAACAAGATACCATAATCACTATTCAAATAATATGGTATCTCTAATTCTATACACTCATTTACTCGAGTTGATTGAGCATAATGAGCATAACCGTGCGAAGCATAACCACTGGTGTCTTCCGATCGAATTATTGCCGGGACATCCGACAACAAACGATCAGGGATATGAGTTACACTAACTACAACATCCTGGTTAGTACTACACCGAACTAACACTTTAGCTCTAAGTCCTCCCCTGAAGTACCGAAAACCATTAGCTAATATATTCATAGGAGAGGCTCTGGCTCTATTCAAAAACTCATAAAAAAGATTTCCAGGGCCTTTTGAGCTAAAAGGAATATAACAACCCGCAGGAAAAAGAGGTACATTATAAAATATCTCTCCAAAGACCAAATTAGATGTAATCTTGACTACAGCATCTGCATAAATCTGATAGCGCCTACAAAGGGTTTTAAGATCACTAAAGCTCTCATTATAACTATCTAACGCTGAAAGATGGTTAATACTAACCGGAGAGGTTGACAAATGGGGATCAGTTCTCTCATCTCCCGCCTCATGCTCGACAAATTCAAACTCATATTCCATCTGAGGTCCATCCACGGGGACCAAAACAGTACTCTCACTCCAAACTCTTTTATCATCCGCTCGCTCAAAAGCCAATAAATCCGAACCTGATTTAGTTTTAATAAACTTAACGGCTTGATTAAAAGAATAAAATGGAGTGAGATACATATATGAATCTCCAACATCAGCCTTTACAAAATAATTACAATTATACGGCTTGCCCCGCATAACAACCGGAACACCATCAGCTGTATAATAAACTTCACCAAATTTCATAACAGGCTGAAACTGAGCCACATGATCAGAAACTTCCCCATATCTAAGAACACACTTAGTTCCGCCATACCAATATCTCCAGGTAGAAGCATATACTGGACAATACCCTTTCTTAGGAGATATAGATGTTGTCACAGGAATATAATCCAATCCTAAACAAATAGGAAACAACATAGGAAAGATAGGAACAGCAACCTCAAAATCCGAACCTCCCCTAATATACGTATTAAAGTAAACACGATTACTAACACCGGAAACGGCTACTAACGGATTAACAACATAAACAAATAACTTACCAATTATAGCTGATTCAGCCTTAGTTACTGGTAAACCAGAACTCAATCGAGTAGGTCGCCATGTATTATTACAAATATAATCACATTTAATAGTAACCGACGGGTCACCCCCAAGATCAAAATATGTAACATATGACTGAAGAGCAGGCTTATATTCCACTGTCTCCTCTCCCTTCTGTGTGGGCACAAAACAAAAAGCCAGACGTCCTGTATGAAACATACTAGCCACAAAATCAAAGCGAAATTCTATACTACCACGCCAATAAGCAAACATAGATGCAACTACAGCTAATGGTGTACTTTCATACGCAGCCAAGCCACACGCAGAAGGATTAGCAACCTGTCGAACAGGTAAATCAGCTATATTAACTGGAGTCACTAAAAACGACGCTAGCAAAGTACTATTTGCCTGTGCCATTGTCCATTCACTAGTTGTCATAAGTCCGAAATGACTCGTTATATTTCGCACAGTCATCTCATCCGAACTATCAAAATGAGGAGTAACTCCTAAGGGATCTAATCGAAGAGGATTAAGCAATTCAACCTGATTCGTCCCTATACTCCAAGAATGAGCCGAATAAGGGATCATAGATGGATGAGGAGTAGGGGCAGTTGGATTATCTCGATTTAAATCCTCAAAAACGCTACGCAAAGAGGACTGAACAGCTTTAACAGCCATAGAAAACATTTCATGCTCTATACGTAAGCGAGTACCCATACTTCGCATCCCAGCGACCTTAACATTACGGAGACGCACGGTAACCATCACCCGACACGAAGGTGCTACACCCTCACCAGTTGTCAATGGATTTAATACATTAACTTGAACTGTAACAAAGCTCTCAGGAGCCACTACAGCGTCATTAACCCAATATGGATAATGATATTTAAAGGGTATTATTAACTCTACAACATTATTAACGGGAGCATACAAAATCGAATGGGGAGCTTGAGATAGCTCATTATTCGACGCCATCTTTAAACCTCCTGTACTATGATCATAATTCCAACCGATCAACAACTGTCCTGTTTGATATCGGTTAGCATTAACACTAAACCTAATATCTAAATCAAAATGCCAATAATACCATTTACTAAGCAAAATCATATTAGGTGTAATATAAAAATCCTCAGACTTAAGACCTTTAGGAAAATTGTAAGTTTTAAGTTCTCGAGGTGAAGTTGCGTTCCAATCAAAACTATCAAAATAAGCATACCTAGAACACAACTCAGAAACAATAGTGGCTTCACGGCCACCATCTAACATAGAAGGATATCGAATCGCTGGCTGCGAAACAACATTCGCAGCCACCGATTCATCCACTAATTGAACATTAGAAGACACTGTAACATCAGACATAGCAACAGGATCTGTATTAACAATGTCCTCCTCCCCAGCCTGATGTTCAATTCGTCCTTCAGGCCCCGCAAGGGGCAATACTTGGAATTCTGAAGACTCAGACAAGCGTCGTCTTTGCTCCTGTACATACACTGGAGCCAATTCGGTGGCTATCATCCTAGTCAAACGAAAACAGTCATTACAGTATTTAACTTTTCGACACTTCAAAATTCGTCGAAACATACCGTAAGACGCTGATAAGTACAAACCCATAACCGGACATCCAACCGGACGGACATCTGGAACTCGCGGTTTACGCAACAAGGCCAGATCTCGCAGATGCTGACAATACCTCTGATAAGCCTTAAAATGCTCATCTTCAGACAACGGCTCATATAGTATGCCAGCATCATACTTCCGCCACCACTCCTTCATAAAATTATTACTCTTACGAAACGAGCGATGCAAACGATCATCGATTGCCTTAATTCGGTGTTGTTCTTGCTGACGCTCATGAAAATCTCGCCGTTGTTGACGGAGCTCGGCCCGAGTGGAATTAATCCGCCCTGCCAGGCGACGCCGTTCTTCCAACTCTTCCAAAGCACGAGCCTTCTCACGTGCCTTGAGATCCTTCGAGGTCCGAAATGTATCAAACTGATTAAACAAGGACCTCATATGCGAACGATCCAAGTTAAACAACATCGGAGTCAACCTACCACCAAGAGGAGAGATCAATTTCGCAATCTCCCGACTATGAGCAATAAGATCCTGAACAACATCACCCCTCAGAGCTTTCGCATAATGCGGAGCTTTCGAAAAAAAGAAAGACTTAAAAATGTTCTCAAGATCAACATGAAGCATGAGTGGAAGAAGACTTCCCTCAAACCTCATCTTCTGCTTTAACCATGCCTCTCGAAGAGGAACATGAGTATGCAGGAAACGGGCTAAAACTCTCGATACCCAACTACATAACTTCTGACCAAAAGTATCAATATCCTCAAATAGAAGATCAAGATCGTCAAACCAAGACCAACAATTAAGATTCCACTTAAAAACCAAAGCCCGGAATCGATAAAGTCCATGATCTTGCTCAAAAACCTGGTACTTAAGAACAGGAAGGGGAATAACACTCGGAGCTCTCTGATAATTCATATTAAAAACCAGTAGCAATAAAGAAAGTTCCTCTCACAAGAAAATAACCAAACAAAAGAGTAAGAACGACCTCAATATTATCCTCAATAAATCGAAGATAAGATTCACTATTCAACAAAGCTCGGGTAACACAGTATCCAAAGGCAAACTGTGCAATCCAGACCACTGAATTCCAGAACATCAAACGTGGTTGACCGTTTAAAAACGGGCCGACGTTGTTTAGTTCACAAAGTCACTTAAAGATTCTTACTCTTCTTC